TTTATACTTTTCCATTTTGGAATTAAATCCATAACAGAATCTAAAAACTCAGCATCAGTACCCTTTACAAAGAAATTACACTCAGTGGATTGAACAACTTCCTTCCATCTAGCATCGAGTGAGGATTTAGAATACTCTATACCTTGGATGGATACTCTTTGTCGCATACAATAAACTCCACTAGTTTTTCTGAATATCTTTTGACATCATCTGCGTTTTTTAAATGAGGGTTTTTTCTAAGAAGGGTAGATAGACTACGTTTTTTAATCAAGTAATCGGTAAGAAATACTTCATCATTAGGATCTAATGAGGACACTTTGAATAAAAGATCTTTATAATTATACTTGAAGTCATTCATTGTGATTTCAGTTTCGATCTCTTCATCAATAATACTTGAGTATTCAGTTACTGGTGTAAATGTCATACTAAAAGCTTCTCTTACCATTCTTACTTTTTTAACAGAAACGTTCATTTTCTTCGCGATCTGATCATCAGTTATATTAGGATCTTTGATTAAGTACTTTCTAACTTTCAAATACATATCAGAATAAGATCTTGGTATTTTAATGAGTCTACTCTTATCACGTAGGTAGTTTAACATGTGGAAATTAAGACATCTGTTAACCCATGTAGAGAAATTCGCGCCTTTACTTTGATCCCAAGTGTCATAGATTCTCACAATATACTCAAGGGCTGCATCACGTAACTCATCATAAGGCAGCCCAGAAAAACTAGAAATACGTTTCGCAATCTGATTAGCTTTCCATACTTGGGAGAGAATCTGCTCGTCCCGTTCTGACATTCTCTTTCTAGAGGGTTTTTGTTTTTCTGTCATCTTAAACTTCTTTCTATGGAGTTAATAATAAAATCTTTGAGTTGAGTTTTTGCAAGAAGTCCTTCTGTATTAAGCCCAATTAATCCGCATTCTTCATCGAAAATCGCAAAATTAGGCGTGCCATCACATTGGATTTTGTCGCAAAATTCCCAATTATCAGAAGCAACATCCCACTCACCAAATCCGATTTGATAATGAGGGACTTCTTCAGCTAATTCAGAGGCGGTTTCCGCCCAGATGGGTTTCATAGCGTTACAAGCAACGCATCCGGGTTGATGGAAAAATACAACCCTGTATTTAAATTGTTGATCTGTCATAATGGTAGCATTATTTAGTGTATTATATCAGAATTATAAATATTTAGAAGCACTCGTACCGGGTTTAAATGTCCTACCTAAAGTTGGTTTGTCTGCGGAAACCCTTCTTCCAGTAGTTGTTATGGCATTATGATCATAGTGCAACCTTGGTAAAAGAACTCTACTTCCCCCATGAGTGGCAGAACCCCCGGTAATCTCGTCTCTACATACAGTTACTCCGTACACAAATGCATCTACAAAGTCATCGTTTTTAATGAACGGAAATGAGGTAAGTTCACTTATTCTTTCGGCTAAGTTCGGTAGATTATCATAGATACTAACTAGTCCATTTTCAATAAGTGGCGCAATAGCATTAGCCCTTAGAACCTTGTCTTTATTCGGAACTAATTCTTTAATTGTTATATTTAAACTACGTTTTAATGTTTGAATAAGAGGGACTCCTTGAGCCCTTCCTTCAATGTATATACAACGTATACCCCAATTTTTAACTAGGTTGGGAAATATTTTTTCTAGATCAGGAAACTCCATGCGGTCAAGAATATAATGGATGAGATGGAGTTTTTTACTTTTTCTATCGTATCCCCAAATACATATTGCAGTATAGTCATTCATTCTATCGGCTTTATATGCTGTATCTATAGTTGCATAAATAAAGCTATATTTTGATAAATTCTTCTCATGGTATGAGAACCAAAACTCTTTGAATATAGCACCTTGGTCACCAGCTGGACGGCCTTGATATAGGGCGTTAAAGTCTTTTTCTCCAATAGCTCTTCTAGTACTCTCTAAGTCTTTTACAGGGAAAAATTCGGGCCAATGAGATTCCCCTAATTTCCTATTTAATACGTCGTTCTCTTCATCTGTACACAATGCAGGAACGTTAAGTTCTCTCCAATTTTCTTTATCTGCCTTCAAAAGCCTGCCGATAATATCATCTACATGGAACCTAGTTCCCATGGAAATAATGCAATGGTTAGGTAGTTTTCTTGTTAAGAACTGAGTCTGTGTCCATGCAAAAGTTGTCTCCATGACCTGAGCCGAATTACCGTCTGCAAGAAGGTCATCTAGAATCCCTACGCCCGGCAGGTCCTCATCGCTAATAACTCCAAAACCAAAACCAGTAACGGCGCTATTAGCCGAGGCAATTTTAATCAACCCGCCATTTTTATTACGAATCGCCTGGAGATTACATGCGTCTACATCCACATTGCATTCTGGAAAAATCCACTTAAACTTCTCATGAGATATATATTCAATAACCGCCCTAGCATTCTCATTGGTAAGTTTTAAAGCATATGAACTCATAATAAACTGAGCCGTGGGACTCCTGCCAAACTGCCAAGATGGGAACACCTTGGAGATAAGCAAAGATTTTCCAGTACGAGGAGGAAGGGATACTGCGGATTGCTTATGTGAAGGTTCTCCATCTCCAATTTTTTGAAGAAAGTCTCCAATAACTAAATGAACTTTGAATGGTTGGAAAACTCCAGCAACAGGCACTGTTGCAGTTATATATCTAGCATAAGTAATAAAGTCAGTACGACATTTCAATCTGAGTAACTCTTGTTTATCGGATGAGGAAAGAGAAAACAGATCTTTCTCCATTTCTGCAACAATTTGTTTCTCTTTAATTACATCTTTTTTATTCATAAAATTAACAATCTCCCTCGCCTCTATTTGCTTTATCTTGATTAAATCTAATTTGATCTAATAGACTAGAGATCTCAGGATCATCTGGATTGGGCACAAGATTAAATAGTGGATTTCTTTCCGTAACATTTCCTCCTAATTTAGAGTTAATATCATCAGTGGTTATTTTATTCTCATCTATATATGTTTCAATATCCTGATGTGGTGTAGGAAGATCTGGATTTCTACCTCCAATAACAATGTCTTCTAGATTAGGAATTGGAGTCATATCTCTCCATTCTGTATCCATAGGATCAATAAATTCGTCATACAGAGTATTTGCTTTATCACAAGAAACGCCTATGAGACCAAATAATGGCGCCAGTTGCGCAGCGACTTTTAATACATTATCTAACTTCGGTGGGACCCTGCCTCCGTCCTTAACTGAATTTAATGATGTAACTTGGGCCTGGAGATCAATAATAGCCTTACTTTGAGTTGCTATATAAATAACTAATGGCAGAAATATAGGAAAGTCTTTGATGTCAAATGTTGGTTTTTCTTTACCGGCTAATACGCACCAGAACTCAGATAGTAATCTAGTTGCAATATCTATTGCTTTACGGGCTATAGATTCAGTTTTGGTTAAGTTATTATCTGTTTGTTTTAAAGCATTTTGTATAGCATTAAATGTATAGGACAACTCTGAATGAAAGTGTCTCCAGTCGGCGTTTCCAGTTTGACTAAATTGTTGAGACATCATCCCGACTCTTCCAATGGTATTAATGAGCATTGTAAGATCGTTAGGATTACCTGCTATTAACGGAGCACCTAAAGTTGTTGGAAATACACCCATTGTTGCAGCAGCACATCCTATATTATTTTGTAATGGATTGCCCTCTGGAGCGTAAGCATTTGCGCCACTTGCCAAAACGGAACCTGCAGCAACAACTGCATTTGTACCATCAGGAGTCTGCCCGTGTTCTGTTTTTCTACAAGAAGGAGCACATGGACATCCGCCTCCTCCCCCACCAAATAGCCCAAGTAAACTGCCAGCGGCGCCTGCACCTAGTCCCGCTAATCCAGCAATCTGCCCCAGTCCTCCAAGATTAGCACCGAATGCCTGGCCGACTCCTGCCACTGACCCAAGAATACCTGCTCCGGCATTAATGCCTGTTAGAGCCGATGCCGCATCTAATCCGATCCCGCCACCCCCTAACAGTTGTTGGAACTGAGATCCTATTCCAACTAGATTCGTAGCTGCTGAGGCCGTAGCTGCAATTTTAATTCCAGCGGGTCCACCAAATCCTAGTCCAGCCATAGTGGATATTCCACTAAACTGTTGTAATGTTTGTGCAACAGAACCTAATGCTCCAGAATTTGCTTGGTTTAGAATTGTGTCTAAGGCTGCAGATCCCTGAGTAACAGTTTGACTCTGCCCTCTATCAAGCCCTTGTTGAAGAGCGTCTAGTGGGCTTATTCTAGAGGCATTACCCACAAACTCACCAACCCTTAAAGCGCTGGTATTTTCATTAATAGCCATTATCTTGTTCTCTCCCTGAAACTATTATTTACTCCGGTTACAAATTGTGAAACCGTAGATGGTAAAGAAGATAATCCTGAGTAACCCCCTAAATACCCTCCGATATCTCTTAATGAATTTGCATATTCTTCAGCTAAAGGTCTATTAGCGATAGTTGAAGCATCTATTGCTCCTCTTATACCGTCGGTAATAGCAGCCATATGTATACCTCTGTCTTGAGAATCTAAATTACTAAGAGCAGATTGATAAGCATATTGCCCTAATGTACTTACAGGATTAGTTACGTTACTATTAATAATGTTTGTGAAAACTCCAGAGCCCTCATCGCCCCAGGCTCCATATACTGATGCAACAGAATCTGACGTAGATGCTCTGGCTGCATCAGATAAAAAGTTATCTATAGATAATCCAGATTGTCCAGACTGATTAAAAGCGGTATTTAATATTTCTGTGCCTTTTAGCTCAAAAGCCCTCTCTGGATCTATAAGATTTGCAGCATTTGAAAAATCACCTAATTCAGCCATTTCCCCTAACCGCTCCAATCCACCAAAATTTGTAGCTAAAGTTTGAATATTTGAAAATATATCAGTGTCTCCAGATACTATGCCCTCGGCTATATTAAAAGCTTGAGATAAAAATTGTGGGTTTGTTAATGCTAATCCTAATGGACCTAACGGAGAGACTATTGAAACTGTTCCTAATGCAGTACTTAAAAAACTACCACCTGGGATCCCAGCTAAAAGACCTAGTCCTGATCCAAACCCTACGATTTCTGGAACAGGGTTGAATGTAGTTAAAAAAGAAATCTTATCAAGAAATGCCCCAGCAACTGGTATAATCGGATCTCTTGTAGGTTTAACCCAAGTCATATTACCTTGGTACCTTTGACAAGTTACTAACTCAGAGTTATTTCCGTCGTCGTATATAAACTGCACCCCGTGCATTTTTTCAGTACAAGTTGGCAGATTTGTTCTAAAAATTGTAGGTGGTGCTCCTACCGGCTTCCAAGTATATTGTTCGTTCTCGTCCCTAAGGCAAATAATCTCATAAGTTCTATATGTTCTGTCTTCTGAAAATACATACCTCTGCCCGTCCATTGCCTGATTACACTCAGGTATACCAGGACCTTTTGTTGATAAGGGAACATATGCTGGATTATCTTCTACGCCTTTTGTAAATCCTTTTTCAACAATTCTAGGGGCCTTTAGGGGTACCCAGTTCCATGTAGGAGTATTTGATTTTGTCTCCTGAAAATTATTAACTCTAAGGCAAATCGAAGGAGTCATGTGCATCTCATTAGAGAATACATATAACCTCCCCGCATTTCCTTCATTACATTTTATTCCTCTATCCCCCGTCTCCTCTGGGAAGAGACGATTGTAGGCATTAGCCTGTTCAGAAAGTATAGGGACTTGAATAGGATCACTTATAATTGAAGATTCGGGATCACTACTAGTGATACCCATCACTAATTCTCGATTAGATGCCCCATCAAGTTTGGAAATAACACATCTAGAACCTATGAATTGAGAAGATAATTGTCCTCTACTAGATCCCACAACTCCTATCCAATCACTGACAATTCCACTATCGTATTGGACTTTCACCCGACCCATATTCTTAGGATCGTTTACTGCAACTATCACAGCGGATTCAGTAGAATAGTCACGGCTTCTTTGTTCGTACTCTAAAGTTTTTAGTCTTTGAAGAATTTGACTAAATGCTTCCATCAGGTTTCCTTAATTTCTAATTCAGGTTCAAAAAAGGCGTCACCAACTGCCCAAAGATCAGCGGATAGATAGGCATATTGGACCCTAGAATTGATATTGGTAGGTATCCAATTTTTTATTATATATTCGACCTTCTTCCAACTTCTTCCGTCTCTATTGTAATAATAAGGAAGCCTAAAAAATAGATTCCTACTAGCTTCATAAGAGGCAGCTCTGCTGACCCCCGCTACTAATTGGTTGGGATAGTTTTTAATTTCCGCATCAGTAGAATCTCCAAGTTGAATCATCTCCGCTTTATATGGAAAAAGAGGTGGTGCAGAAGACTCTGATGCCCTAAGTCCTGACTTAGGGGAAATTACTTTATTACTAATATATTTTTTAGTACTTCCATCTGGTAGAAATTCTGTTTTTATATCGGCTTTAATAATTTTTAATTCATTCGGCACATGAGACTTTAGACCAAAAATACTAGAAAGGAATGTAATAGCCATAAATGTTCCTTTCGATTCGATTAACCCGTTCCAGTTTTCTTTATAAAATTTAAGTGAATTGGTCGGAGTTAATGAAAACAATCCGGTCGTAGAGTTATAAGTTTTTTCTTTATATTTAAAATACTCTACAATATTAGTAGGGTCAGATTCACTTACCCTAATAGTTTCCGGCTCAGATAAACTAATAAATCTGCTATTATCTTCAAGTTCATTATCAGTCCAAATTAATGACAAAAATGGAAATTGATTTAATGCTTCACCTTTTGTTGTTTTTATATTTCCCACACCAGGAATATATTCTTCGGAATTTTTATCCCACCAACCATACATATTTTTTATTATGGTTATCTTTATATCCTTCTCCCATGAGGTATCCCATAATTCCCCATAGAGTCCCATGTGTTGAGCTAACCAATCTAGGTGAATAGGATTACAAGTATCAGGATCTAGATAGTCGTAATAAAAAGATGCAATATTATCCTTTGTCTTAGTAAGAAATTCATCTGCTCCAGATGTTAACCATTTTGCAATTGGTTCTTCCTCAGACTCAAGGGGTTTATAATAAGATTCTGATAGACCAGGTAATCTGTTATAGATAGGCCTGGATAATTCATCTGCTTCGGCCGTTACCATGGATCTACGTACAGAACTTTTTGCACCTATCAAAATATTTTGATAGGAAAGACTTAACTGATCATATACTTTAGAAAGAAAATCAAAGGTATTTGTTGATAGACTTTTTTGCTCGTTTAGTATTTTTATCGATTCTTGTAGCCAAGCATTATGTAATTCGTCAAGATTAGATATGATATATTCTTCTACTTGAGAAGTTACTTCGCCTCTAAGGATACCATTTAGTTCCCCCTCGGACTTAGTAGGATAGGCACCGGTCAATACCTTTGTTATGAATAAGGGCTTAGGGTGATTAATTCCTATATGATTAGATTTGGCAGTTTTATAATGATCTTGTATATAGATAGTTATTTGCTCTTGAGTAAATATTTTATCATCTCTCAATATTTCAGTATTAAAAGAAAACTTTGTAATATAATCTATCGGTGGTAAGTATACATTTATATACCTACTAGCGGGGGAGTCTATTT